GTAGCGTTTGCCACCGTCCCCGTTGTCCCCGCCGTAACGTTGAAGAAGGCTGAGAACGTGGTCGTACCATCGTTTGCTGCCAAATAGAGGTAGTCTCTGCCGTTAGGACGGGCATAGACACTCAACTGGTAGGTTGTGCTGGGAAAACAGAAGATACCGGACTGAACAGCGTTGTGATTAGCTGTGGCCGATGTCTCCAGCATCTTAGATGCGGTAACCCGGTTGTCTGCTGGGTTGGCAATGCTGTTGCCCGTGATGGTTGTAGCTGTAGCGGTCCAATAAGTAGACTTGGAAAGGTCGTTGGGGTAGTTTAGCAGATTGCCGGCAAACCTTGCTTCTCCCCAATTGGTCAGATCCGTCCAATTGCCAGCACCCCAGATCTGACGAACGTTAGCGTTAAACAAATCATTGATCGACTGGGCCGTTTCCGTGGTTAACCGACTTATGGGGACTCCAATAAGTCCACAAATGTTACCTAACGCACGGGAGTAGGGGATAGTCCTCAAGAAAGTGTTTAATTAGAGAGCCAGCCTCCGGTGATACCGTGACGGGCAGCGTTTACTTTCGGGCGATAACCTTTGGCGCACATATGCGGGTTATCCTTCAAATACTCAGGCAACCACTCATGTACGGCGTTGCCGTGCTGTTGTTGCAAACGGAAGAACAGGCGAGGATCGATGCTGGCAGCTTTCTGCCCAAGCCCCTCAATCATACCGCTGCCTTGACTTACCATAACCTTGGCGAGTCCAATCTGACGAAGATGCGAGCTTACCTTTTCTTGCGGAATAGACCCTTCGATTTCACGCCAGTATTGCCGGACAAACTCCGGTGGTACTTTAGTGATGATCTCGGAACTAGAACAAGGCGCTGTTTCAGTAACCATATTAAAAGATAGGGCAGAGCCTGGCTTTACAGGATGCCCCTAATCAAGGGACTTAACCCAAACGCGGATCCGTACCCACGTCGATGATGTTCAGGTAGATGTCCAGTTCGCCTGCCGTCAGGGCACTTGGACTACCACTTACCGAGTTGGTAAACGTTGCCACCATGCTTACGCTAGCCGTAGCGGTACGGATCGTAGCCGTGGTAGGAACGCCGGCCAGAACCCCAGCCGTCAAAACCGATTGTGAAGTCACAAAGGTATTGGTACTGGTCGTTGTGCCAACAATAACGGCCAACCCACCCGTACCGGCAAAAGCGGTGCGGATGTTAACGAGGGCATTGTTCACCACCCACTTTGCCGGCAAAGCACCAAGCGTCATGGTGACCGTATCGGTCGCACCAGTGCCAGAAGCGATGTCCGCATAATTGACGGTGAATTTATTGGAAAAGCCCCGTGCCTGCTCTTCCAAAGAAAGAGTAGAGGTACGGGCGCGAGCGATAGTAACTGCTGTATCAGCCATGGTAATTATCTCCTAGTTTAAGGGTTAAGAAGTAGCGGCGAATTTGCCGAGACCGAGTGGGTTCTTAACCATCAGGGTAAGCGCAGCGAGAATGAACCCGCGACGGCCACCACCAAGATCAGGAAGTTCATTGCTTTCGATTCCGAGCATATAGCCGAGGCCGACAAGCTCAGGATCGATAACGTATCCACGCGCCTTCTGTTGGTTGGTGGTGGTTGATGGGTCGCCGCCGTCCAAGATGCCGTTGAACAAGTCAGGCACAATGGTAACGGTGTGGAAATCGCCAACGTAAACCGTTACATCGAGGTCAACTTGATGCTCAGTAGCATCCTGAGTGACCATGTAAGATTTAGCGGTGGTTGTACCTTCTTGACGTTGGAATTTGCTGATAGCCCGTTTCAGATTGGGGCCAGCAAACAACGTGTACGAACGACGGCCACCAACCTGTTGGAAGATGGACTGGAACACGTCGTTAAACGCCGATTCCCCAAGGGAGGCGGTAGCGGTCGTGTCAATGTTGCCAGCAGGCGTGCGGAAAGCGGCAGGAACGTCCGATCCGGGGCTTGCGCTGATCCATTTGCCCAGAGCGCGGCTCTTGTAAGGCGAAGGAGGCGCTTCCTGTTGGCGGTCGTTATCGGAACCGATACAGGCTTCGATATCGCGCTTCAGTTCACGCATTGCCTTCATCTTGGCGTTGGCGACTTCGGAAGAAACGCCCGCAACATCAGAGGCTTCCTGCAAACGGGAAACCATCCATTGTTCACGGAACTGTTGGACGTAGTTACCAATCCGGGCGCGATTAACGGCCTGATTGCTGAAAGCCAAGACATCTTGGCCTTCAAGGATACCGCCGAAATTAACAGCGGAAAGAGAATCGACCTGCCACTCCTGATAGGCATTGGTCATGCGTTTGGTCTTAGAAAACGTCGAGACTTTCGGCGTATCTTCGGGAGCTAGAATCGTGAGGAAGTCCGTGAGGTCTTCGCGGTCACCTGCGACATTGTAAGTAGTTGAGAGAGCCATGGTATTAACGAGTTTGTTTACTGAGTTCACGCGCCAGAAGAAACTGCGCTGCTTCATTTGCCGTGACGCCGCCTTTTTTAGACATTTGACTCCGCATAGAATCGATTTGGGATTGATTCTTGGTAGCCGAGGGAGATCGGCCATCGCTTCCAGAAGAACTGACAACGGTTTGCCCAAACGGAGGCTTTGTAGAAACTACTGGCGCAGGTTTGGCAGACTTGCTCTGTCGAGCGCGTTCTGCTGCGGCCATTGCCTTTAAGCCTTCAATCTGAACCCCAATGATCCAATCGGCATTAGGTAATTTTTTGAGCCAGGGCATAGCAATGTAAGCTTGCTGTGCTTGAACATACTCAGGAGCGGACTTATCTTTTAAGAACGGAAAGCTCTGATAAGCCATCTGCTGGATTCTGGACTTTTGCTCAAGAAATTGAAGTCTGGCAGGAATGTCCTCATCAATAGTCGAATTGGCATTTCGGAGGATGGTCTTAAACGCTTTCTTATCGAGGAGGTTATCCCCTACTTGAATGGGTTCAAAATCATCATTATCCAATTGTTCCTGAGCATACTTTCTGGCATCGAAGGCTTGTTTCCTTAAAACAGTTAGCCCGTCAAAGTCATCGATATGCTCTAATGGCAAAGATCCCTGTGGGGATGAAGCGACGGGAGCTGGCTGTTGAGCTGGCTGTTGAGATTGCTGTTGGGAAACGGCAACTCGCAGTTCATTCAACTGGGCTTCCAAGGCTTTCCGCTTTGCGACTTCCTTACCTATACGGCGGTCAATTTTCTTCTTTAATTCGGCTGAAATGTCATGAGAAGGAACGTCTTCGCTGTTGCTGTCCTCGGCGTTGGCCTCGGTTGCATCAGCTTCGGCAGATTCAGCTTGCGCTGCGTCTGGTGCTACGGATTGGTCTGAGGCGTTTTGAGCCTGAGCATTCTGATCCGTTTGTGCGGCAGATTTGGCACTTTCGGACTCCATGTTTAGGAGCCTTTTGGCCGCTTCGGCTACACTCAGATTGCCACTTCTTTCATCGCTTTTTGTTGCTGGCGATTGAGTCGCTTCAACTGGCTGCGAAGACGCTTGAACTGTCGTATCGTTATTACTCATGGGTTTAATGCCCCCAAGGGCAGTAGCATGGCGTGATTGCCAAGTGCATAAGCCCTGCTAATAACTAATGAACAAGTCAACTACTATTATTTTCTCTAATCAGGAAGACCGCTGTTCAGCATCAATATCCGCCTGCTGTAAACGCTGTCCTACAAAATCGTCGTAGAGGGAAATGATAGCTTCAAACGCACGAATCTCACCAGCAGCGGCCAGAGACAATCGAGGGTCTTTAAGTACGGCATCATTAACTGAATCGAGCATAGCGTTGCGCTGTTGATCTCGAAGTTCATCTATAAAATCGGAAAACGCATCATTGCCTACTAAGCGGAACATGGATTGTTGAATGCGATCTGATTTCTCCTGCGGGGTCATCCGAATGTTTCGTTTCATAAGAATTAAGTGGCTTGCATAGGCCCAGGCATTTTAGCACCTAAACGGCCAGTCTCAGCATTCTGCTGCTGCATTTTCTGCTGGTTGTATTGTTTGGCGCGGGCGTCGATGCGGTCTTTAAAGTTCTTATCCTGACCGTAACGCTGCTGAACGTCAGGCTGCTGAAGATATTGCTGGATAATCTGCAAACCAAGATCTGGAGGCGTGCCAATCTTGATATTCTTGGGGATACCAGAGAAAATCTGGGCAAGATCGACGTGTTCATCGTCAACCAGCTTTTGCTGGCCGATGGAAGCTGGCTGAATGATGCGTTCAGCGATATTGGGATCAATGCTGGAGACGAAAGCCTGGCAAAGCTCGCCGTAATTGATAATGCCTTCGCGATCTAGGGTTTGAGCGCCTTGAATGATGGCCTGCCACTTTTCAGCCATTTTCTTGAAGTCTGGCGACTGGACATCCCAAGAAAGGTAGAAGTCGAACTCCTCGTTGGGGTCACCCTTGTTAAAAAGGGAGGCATCTGCCTGTTTTACGCCCATTACCCGAAAAGCGACTTGGTCAGAACCATATTGCTTGTAGAGCTTCCATACTTGGCGAAAAGCGCGGGAAAGGCTGGACAGGAATTTGTCTACCTCGAACTGGTTGTAGATTGGATCGACGGCGGGATCCCCCTTGGCTGAAGCAAACCCATTGTACTCTTTAAAGGAGGCTTCAAGGAGAGCTTCGGAGTTGTCCGTGTTCATATCCGGGATCGGGCGATCCGCGTAATGATATTCGTTGGGTCGCCGCTCTGAAATAAGTGAACCTGGCCCCCAGCGGCCCGGTGGCCGACCTTGCGGATGGCAAAGGGGAGGCAATACGCCGATGGAAGCGGCATCAATGCGACTGTCCTTGTGTGCCTTGATTTGGTCTTGCCAAGGTTTACCGGGTTCAGGGATACCGCGGGAATCGTGCAGCTTGCGGCTCAGGTACTCGCGGCGATAGACGATAAACGGGTATTCGCCATGAGCATATCCCAGCAAGCCAAACTTGGCGTAGCCGGGCTGGGTGGTATCGGCTGGCTGCTGGGGATGAAAGACGGTGCAATAGACGCCTGGCACGCCATCTTCGTCTGATAGACGCTGATAGGCAAAGACAACGCCCACCTTGTCCGTAAACCGCTGTTGCGTGTAAACGAAGGAGCGCGAAATTGGCTGCATATACTCGGATGGCGAAATCGTGATCAACCGCCCCCTTTGAGTTGCAATGGCCTTTTCCACCCAGTCCTTATCCCAGTTGTCATCGCGGACTAGGGAGCGGAGTTGTTCAGCGGTAAAGTACTCAACTCGGTAGATGCCAGAAACCCGTTCAAGATCGGTCGAAAACGACGGGATGAACAGATTTTCGTCGAGGTTGAAGGCTCGAATGACTGGATAACTGCGTTCTGGCCCCTCTACGGGTACGGAAGTCTCACCCGTTTGACGAAGTTCCTTGAGCATCTTTGAGGCTTTGCCGCGAGAGCAACCGTATTGCTCTTCAAAGATGGATTTAAGATCGTTGGCCGCGCCGTCATCTAGGACAAGCTGCTCAATGTTAATTTGAGGGAACTGTTGCTGAAGATCAGCAAGGCGGACGACTGCCAGCACTTTCTCGCGTCGCTTTTCCCAGAATTGACCAGTAACGGCGATGCCTTTCTCGTTAAGGAAGTTGGCGGCCATCTCAATCTCGCGGTCGATCTCGCGGATTTGCGTCTGGATAAGCCAGCGCATGAAATTGCTGACTGATTGCGCCCGGTTAAGGTCTGAGCTTTCTACGGGTACGGCAGCAAGGTTGGCGCGTTTAAACGCCATTAGCTGCAAGGCAACTTTCTTGTTGATGATGTTATCAACTAAGAAGACGCGCAAATCAGAAGCACCATCCCAAGGAGTAGGGCTAACTTTACTACCTTCGCGAGCGTGTTTCTTACCATCTGCGCTTTGTCCATTCCAGAGGGCAAACCGAGTCTCATAATTTAGGCGGCACTGGTCGATGTAAGGCTGGTTGTCCCGCACGCAATCTTCAAACGCTTTTTTGAGGAGGTTGAAATTTGGCCCCTCGTTTTCTGCTGGAGCTAATTGCAATCCAACATCACCAGCGGCGTTAACGTTATTGCCATCAATGGAAGACACATCAGTTCTGCTAATGAGTCCTATTAAACAATCAAGAGAAAACTTTAATAGCTAAACGTTCTGCCTGACACTGCATTTGTATTTTCCTCGTAGAACTGGCAATTGCTGACGCAGAGGTAGCGCAAGCAATCAATGGGATCTTTGGTGGCTTCGTCCCGTCCGCCCTTGGCGGTGTACTCCTGCATTGAGTAGATCAGGTTCTGGCAGCGATCCGAGATGTAAAGCTTGGGGCCATTCAAGCTGGTGATTGGCTTTGTGTCGTCGTAGGAGAGCAGATTGTTGATTAACTGAAGCCCGTTCTCGATTTCCACGCCTGGAGCTGGGATAAAGGTCATCCCGGCGTCATCAAGATCGGATATGATGGTGGTGGCGCCATCTGCTGATTGCTTTTCAGCCGCACCCAAGCGTGGATCAATGAAGCGTTCGTGAACCTCTTCGCCGTTTTCGCTGTTCTTGATTAACTCGACGTAATCGAGGATTCCTTTACGGGAACCTTTCTGGGCCGGCCCCGCTTTGCCTTCAGCGGTAGAACCGGGCAAAGCCCAGTCATCGTAATCGGGCCACTCTCGGTAGATCCACCAAGTACCGGCTGAGTCAATGGCAACCCAGAGCATAAACCAGTTTTTGGATCCTGCGGGATCAAGGGCCATGAAACGGGTGACTGCATAATCTGCGTTTTTGAGCCAAGGGAGTTTGTCGTGGTCAATGACGTTGATGTCTTTGCTGAATCCAGAGAAGACGCTGGTGACTGATTTAGTTGGGATGCCATATGCTCTAGCAAGGATCTCTTCTTTTCGCCTTCCTCTGATTTTATGCTGGAAATCACGGGTGTCGATGAAGGCGTTGTCTTCCGTCCAGAAGTAATAAATAACCGCACCAGGGCGCGAGAGCGACTCTTGGATAACGGGGAGTTCTTTGCCAACCAACGGAGCGAATCGTTTTTTGATTGTACGAGTTTTGCCCAGGATGTCCTGAACCAGCGGAGTCCAGCCCGTGAGCGTCGTGAACGTGAGGATAATGCGGCCATGGTAGTCGATTGTTCTGTATTGCAGGGTTTCAAACATTCTTTGGGGGCATTCTTCGTCGCACCAGATGAGATGCGCCTTGTAACCTTCCGCCACCTGAGCGTCTGCTTGGTACTGACGATAATTCCCAAATTTAATAGTGCCACCGCGCCGAGTGCCGGCAAGAGGTGGGAGGATGCAAATGTTATCAGTAAATCCATTTTTCTGAGAGTACTGAATTGAGTGGTTGATGCCCTTTTTACTGGGCAGATTGCGAATGCCAAGCGGAATGGCATCCCAGATCATTCGCTGTTGGTCTTCAATGCTGCGATCCTCGTTAACGTGGTACGCTCTGACCTCGGCGGCGGGGATAGTGCCTGCGGCCCACATACACAGGCGTGAAGCAATGGTGCTTTTAGTGGAACGGTTGCCTCCAAGAATGATGTGAACCTGATACTTTGACCAATTGTCCATGACATCTTTCCATGCAGGCAAGATCCACCCCGCCCCAACCGGGTTGTTAACCGCTTCAAGCTGCCTCTGCTGCCTGAACGTGTAATAATTGACCAGTTTCTCCTTAGACCAAGTCCCCATTTCCTTTGAACTAGGGTTTTCTACCCAAGGTATACCAAAATTTGGACTGTGATCATCCGCAAAGTCTACGTCACCGATAGGCATATTGGTTATTTTTTACGGGCAACGGCGATTGCTTTGATAATTTGCGTCCAAGGAATGATGCCTTGCCCATCAATGTTCAGCCCGTCCAATTCAGCGGTAATGGACAGACGCGCATACTCTCTGGCCCCCTCTATTTCTGGCTCGACCAGCCATTCCTGAACAAAACGCTGAGTAATCATGCCCATAAGCTAGGCATCTGCTGATTTGTTTCAAGAATTGATCACCTGGCAACACGATCTATTAGACGAGCTAATAGTTAACCTGAAATCGCACTACCAATTTGTCATTTTGAGTGAAAATGGCATAACGAATCTGATGAATATCAAACGTAATATCCTGATCGCAACCCCCTTAAAAGGGGATGTTCCCAAAAACTATTTTGTGACCAGCCTGCAACTGGCTGCACAGAAACTGTCCGACATCAAACTGGATTGGATTTTATTGGATGGCCCAGCCGTGCAAATGGCTAGAAATCAACTGGCGGCGTATGCCATTGAGAAGAATTTCCATGAATTGATCTTCTGGGACAAGGATGTGGTCGCTCAAACGGACGGGCAAAACACTACGGTTTCTGCAATCATGCGTCTGATCTCTCATGACGTCGATATGGTGTGCGGAATTTACGGAACCCGCTCAATGGACACACATTGGCACGTTCAACCGCTGCCTGGAGAGGAACCGGGCCTGGATGGTCTGCAAAAGGTCAAGCGTTGCTGCATTGGCTTCTCCAAGATCAAGACTTCCGTCTTTAAGAAGCTGATTGTCGATAACCCAGACCGCCTTGCCGTCATGGCTGACCCCAATCACGAACCCAAGGTCATTCCTGAGCTTTTTCCAATGGGCATCCAAGGCAAAAACACCGCTGAAAGTCGTTTGTCCGAGGTCAAGGCTATCTTAGGTGACCAAACCCTTCAGGATCACACCAAACTGGCCCGCATCGACCGCGAGCTAGGTTTAACCTACGACGAAAAGAACCTCTATGCCGGCGAAGACTATTGGTTCTGCGATCTCGTTCGAGCCAGCGGCTTTGAGGTTTACCTGGATACAAACCTGATGATGAGCCACACCGGATCAGCCAACTTCCCCATCTCAACGGAGGATCTGGTCAAAGCTTTGAACGAACCTTGGCGCAAAGACGAGATCATTGCCATCAAGAAGAAGTTTGCTGAAGCCAAAAGCCCTGCTCCCAAATGAACTCAGAGGTAGACCTTTTTGGCAATAAGCTGGAATCCCCAGCACCCCCGCCCCCGCCTTCCCCTGTTGCCAAGAAGCGTTTCCGCCCACCGGCCCTGCCGTCCTACTTCCCTACCGATGCGGCCTCGCCCCCCGTCAATCTGCTTTCCACTACCCGCCGCTACCGCGTAGTAAAGCAGTCCCCCTGCCTCACCTACATCTACCACGATGACGACGATTCCTTCTAGCCCTCGTATGGGCCAGGACTGGTATCCCCCATCAGACTCTTCTTCAAAGCCATCTTCTGCTGCTTAATCGTCTCCAGCTTTGCTTCCGCCCCTTCCTCCGCCGACACCACTTCCTCCGCTAACTGTACGCTACTCGCTTGCAAGCTAGCATCCCCAATATCCATCTTCCCGTTCAGCTTCGCGATGATCTCTTCCTTCGACATCGCCCCAAAGTTGTTCACCTGGATATTCACGTTGCTCCCAGCCGTCGCGCTGGCCCCTGCCAACGCCCGCTTCTTGTCAATCGTCACTGCCATCGCAAAGGGCAGCGTATGCATAGGCATATCGTCAATATCCCTAATCATCCGGTCTATCACCAGATCCGTCAACCGATCCAGCTTCCCCATCAACCGCTCGTTAAACTTTTCCACACTCATACCAACAATCCTCTGCATGATTCGTTTGTCATCATTTGTCATATAATCCAGCACCGGGCTTTGCCTCAAGCCAATTCCATTACCTTTCAACGTAGCCGTTGCCACATCCCTAACCAACCGCTTCACCCCATACGTCCTCTTCCTCGTCGTCTCCACCTTCCACCGATTCGGCTTCCTTGCCTTCCTCGGCTCCACCGCCCCCACCACCCCACCACCACTTCCACCCACCTCCTGCTCACTCATACATTTACCTTCTCCTTCATATCACCCACCCCATCCATCCAGGCTTCTGCCTCCTTCCTCATCTTATCCATAAATCCCTCCCCTCCATCAACCTCCCTTCTCACAACTTCTTCAGCCTCCTTCTCCGCCTCAACCGCACCAGCCCCCACATCCTCCTCTTTCACTTTCTCCGCTTCCCTTAAACTCCCTCCAATAAATCCCACAGGCTTTACTGTCATATCTCCAACCCCCGGCTGCTTCTCCAATTCCACCCTCCCCACAATCTCATATTCCGCATCCCGCCCATCCCCACTCACCCACACCCGCTTCACCTTTACCACCTCCCCATTAAACAAGCTGTACCCACTCACCGCACACTTCGCCCACTCCTCCGTCCCTCCT